GAGATTGATTATCGAAAGTTTTGTCATTGGCCGGAAGTCTACAAACCCGAGGACTTCATCCGCGCACAGGAAGAGCTAAAGAAAACAATGGAATCCAATCCGGAAGAATATCCAAAGGGATCAATAAAATGAAAATAGAGCTTTGCGAAGACAATGGATTTTTGTCAGCAGACGGTAAACCTACGCTTGTTGTTCTAGTCGTTACATCTGAAAGCGGGAAGGTGATACGCGTTCCGTATTCGGCGAACAAGAGAATATCCGATTTATATAAAGAGATCAGGCAAATCAAAATCACCGAAGACATTAAGATGATTGAGGATTTTGTGAATAAGGAAGACTCAGCCGAGTGCGTTGGATGTGTTGGTACCAACATTTGTGTTATTCCAGAAGAGCCAGTCAAAGCACCACAAGCGGAAAACCATAATGTGATAGAGCGTGAAGATATTGTTAAATGCGTTAAGTTCAATCATTCAGATGGGGCAGACCCAATATTTAATCTTCTTAAAGGGCAAGAGTATCGCGTTATCAATATAATCAAAGAGAAGGGTGCCATTGTATGCTACGAGGTATTAGATGATAAGGCAAACAGTCTAATTAGGATGCCGGCATTCCCGGACGAAATCGAGCTGGTTCGCAAAGCGGTTCGCGGAGCTCCGCGCAAGCAGGTCTTTGAAATAACAAAAAGATGTGTCTGCGGTGAGACCGTTGCTCTTATGCTAGAGGGCGATAAGTATGTGGGCAAATGCGAGAAATGCCGCGAAGAATTAAAAGAAAACAGAAAGAAATAAAATGAATAGTGCCGAGGTAGAAGCATTAGCGAACATGACCGACGAACAGCGTGCGCAATTATATAAAAATACATTTTCTACCACAAGCGGATTGCAGTGCCTGCAAGATATTAAGTATCGAGCATTTCGGGAGGCAAGCGCAGCATTGACAATGGACGGACATTTTATCTCGGAGCCTCACGCAGTTTATTTTAATTTAGGTATGCAGAGACTTTGTTTTCACATAGAATCACAAATTAACTATCAACAACCACCGCCGGAGGTCAGGCTATATGAAGACTAAAGAAGATTTGATAAGAGATGGATATACCGAAAAACAAGCCCGTGCGATTATGAATGCTAAGGGAAAGAAATCGTCAGCTATGGACGAAATAAAAAAATCCGGAAAAAAGAAGAATGAAGCTTTAAACGATATTTATACTTGGGGCAAATAAGAAAGGGCATCTCTATGATTGAAGGCGAAGGATACATGGCACCAGAAGGATCGGAAAATAAAGAAGCTCCTACGACGGGGAATGAAGGAAACAATAATCAGAATCCGCATCAGGGCGACAGTGGGCGCGATTGGATTGATGTTTTTCCGGACGAAGCCGCCAATGATCCTAGCTTAAGAGATTTTAAAAGCCCCGATGATTTTTATAAGAGTTATAAAAGTCAGCAGGACATGATCGGACGAAAAGGTATTTTAGTTCCGCCGGATAATGCCAAGCAAGAAGATGTTGATAAATTCCACAATCAATTAGGGCGTCCAGAAAAGGCGGAAGGCTACAAGATATCTCCCGTCGAGAATTTGCATAAATCAATAAGCATAACGCCGGAAAGTATTGGCGGGTATCAAAGACTTGCGCACAAGCACGGATTAAGCCAGAAGCAAGCGGATGGTTTAAATAAAGATTACATTGAGGCTTTAAGCAATGCCGCCGTCGAGAATGAACGTTTAGAAAAAGAGTTTATGCAGAGCACGGAGAATTCATTGCGTAAAGAGTGGGGAGCCAACTACGAAGCAACAAAATCGCGGGTCGCTAAAGCTGTTTTAAAAGCTGGTGGTGAAGATGCTTTAACGCGAATGGGTGGCGTTGACGGAATCGGCAATGATCCTATTATTTTGGGGATGCTTGGTCGATTAGTGTCAAAGATGGGCGAGGACTCTATTAATTCTATTGTCATCGAAAACGGTGGCGGAGATAATTCCGGCGGAAACGAAACGCCAGATCAGGCAAAAGCAAAATTAGAATCAATGAAAAATGATCCAAGTCATCCAGTTAACGACGAGAAATCACCTAACCGTGCCGCTGGGATAAAAGAAAGAATGCGTTTATACGAAAGAGCATATCCGCCGGAACAACAATAGAGAGATAAATAATGACAAACCTATACGGCTTGACACCTAAAGAATATATTGAATTACGCTTGAAATGTCTTGAACCTTTCATTACGATAGCTTCAAAGACACAAATTGAACAAGATGTTACGATTCGGCGCGCAGAAATTGCGTGGACTGAATTTGTCGTTAAGCCACTCGAAGAAGCTGCGGCTGAGAGAACACAACAATCAAATGTTGTGCCTCAGTCGAAGAAGACGCGAAGCTAAAGCGCAGATTCAAAGCTCTTAGGGACAACCTCTGAAACGGCCCCACATTTCCGCAACAAACGGCCCAGCAATGGACAACTGTTTAAGTTACCAAAATCAGTTTTTTAATGGTTTTAAACAGGAGGTTTATTATGGCCGCTCCAAGTATCGCATTTGTCCAACAATACAAAGATACAGTTTCAATGTTAGCGCAACAGTCTGACTCTCGAGCCAGCGATTGCGTTATGGTTGACTATGATTTTCGTGGGGATCGCAAGTTTTATAATCAATACGGCAGTGATGATTTTATTGAAATCATGACTCGTTATGCCGACACGCCAATTATGGTTCCAGATCACCGTCTGCGCATGGTCACCCCGCGCTATTTCGTTTCCAACACGTTGGAAGACCCTCTTGATGCTCTCCAGATGTTAGTTGATCCTAAGTCTGTCTACATGCAAGCCAAGCGCGCCGCTGCCAATCGCCAGAAAGATGACATTATTATTTCTGCTATGGGCGGAACTGCATACGCTGGCGCTGCCGGTGGAACCGCAACGGTATTCGATGCCAACCAAAAGGTCGCTGTTACATACGGCGGTGGTGGGTCTAACACTGGTTTGACCAAGGCGAAAGTCTTGCGTGCTGCCACGTTGTTAAACTTGGCCGAAGTCGACAATGAAGATCGTTGCGCTGTTATTGGTGCCAAGCAGTTAGAAGACCTCTTAAACACGACCGAAGTGACCAGCTCTGACTTCCACACCGTTAAGGCGTTGGTTCAGGGTGAAGTTAACACATGGGTTGGTTTCCGTTTTAAGAGAAGTGAACGCTTACTTACCAATTCGTCTGGTTTCCGCTTGTGCTATTTCTGGCAGAAAAAAGCCATTCAGTTGGCTGTTATGAAAGAAGCCGAAGGTCGCATTACGGAACGCGCAGACAAAAACTATGCGTGGCAGGTTTACATGCGCTTAGTTATGGGTGCAACTCGTTTGGAAGAGTCCCGCATTGTGGAAGTGGCTTGCGCCGAAGCTTAATACTTATTAACAGGCTGTTAATAAGTTGTTAATAAAAATGTTATTAAACAGGAGGTTTTATCATGGTTGAATATTCGGGGCTAGTTGCAGCAGCAGCCGCTGCTGGTGGGCTGACAAACGTCCAGCCACAAGGATGGATCGATGGTCGCGTTAAATGCAACGTGGACAAGATCACGCTAACCGGGGTAGAATTGTCCGGCAGTACCATCATTTTCGGTAACAATGCGTTACCGGACGGATCTACAATTCTAGCGATTTTGATGTCGTCTTCTACGGCACAAGTGTCGTTGACCGCTTCGATTGGTGATGACGGGTCTGCTACCCGCTACGCATCTGCGAGCACGGGTCTTCAAACGGCAAACGCATTGACCCTGTTGTCAGGACGCGGTTATGTTGTTACCGGAACGAACGACTTGCAAATCGTTTTAACCACGGGTGGGGCGACCGCTACTGCGGGCGTTATTACTCTGGTTATTCTTTACACACACGATTAAGGCATGGAGATCGTGACAAAATGTCACGACCTCTTAAAATAAAAATGGAGAAGACAATGAGAAAAATCAAAGTATTATTGTTGGCGGTTTTGATGCTGACTCTCGCCTCTCCCTCTTTTGCCGCGGTCGGTGTAAAGAAGGACGGCGCTGGTGCAGGAACCGCGACAGATCTTAATTTCCGTAACGCTGGGAATGCGATCTCGAGCGATGGTAGCACCTTAACATTCAACCTAATGCTGGCTGGGTATGGTAACGGTGGCGGTACGTCTATGATCGACACCGATACAGTGGTTCCGGTCGGGAATTCGGTTGTTCGTAAAGCCATTAGCACAACGGTTGGGTTAGCTGGATCCTTGGTGGCTGGTTCTTACCAAGGCCAATTAATAACAATTAGAATTACTGCCCGTGCAGGTTCTGGGACGTTTTTGCTACGTCCTACAACGCCAAGCTCGGATTACACGACAATCGCGTTTGACGGTGTTGATGACAGCGTGACATTGTTGTGGGATTCTGCGTGGTATGTTGTTGACGGTAGATCGGTAACGATCCAATAATCTTGGAAGGGAGGGAGATTCGGGAAATGAGGCCCGTGTCTTTCTCTCGTGGGAAGGGAGATTCGGGAGTTCAGGCCCGGGTCTTTCTTCCCACAAGATGCTCATCATGGAAAAAATAATTCCGTACCTTGTTGGATTTATAATTGCTTTTTTTGCGACGATCCCAGTCGTTAATTTTTCAGTACCAGTGCTTAATGATTTGTGGCCGTGGATGGTTTTAGTTTCTGGTTTTTTTGGTTTTCTAACACTATTCATAAACACAAATTTAGTGGTTAAGATCGTTGCCGTCGGCGGATTTATTAACTGCTTTCTGGCATTTTCACCTTTTCTGGCCTTTGTTTCTTATTTTTCTTTGATTGCGGTATGCTATTTCTTTATCCTGTGTACTAAAATCAAGGATTGGAGTCCAGTCTTTAAATGCCTTTTGGCGATCCTCTTCTTAAATGTTCTTATGCTGACCATGCAAGGCTTCGGGAGAGATCCTATTAATAACTTCGGGATGACAAATGCTGTTTACGTAGGATTGATTGGCCAGTCCATGCAGACAGCCTCAATGTTTGTCGTTTTATCCGCATTCCTTATTTCATGCTCCCGCCTTAACTTAATATTTTCCTTGCTAGCTAGCGTTATCTGCCTTTCGGTTTGGGGCGTAGCTTGTGGCTTTGCCGGGTGGCTATCCATTGCCTTTAATGAGTCCAAGAAAAAAGCTTTAATTATTCTTGCCGTTGCTGGAATTGTTTTTGTTGCTTTTGGGGTGTCTCAACATAAATTTGAACGCAACCTAAGCAATCTTGGGCGGGCCGGAGTGTGGGCCAAAGCAATTGAACTGGCAAATCAACGGCCTTTAACAGGATGGGGTATCGGCTCCTTTAAATATATTTTTCCTATAAAAAGCAATATGCCAACATCGTTCCCGTGGAAGACAGCACACAATTTCTTTATCCAGCTTTACTTTGAGGCCGGTTTTCTTAGCATTGTCTTGGCGGTAACGGGTATTGCAATACTCTTGTCGAAGCTGATAGGGCTGGGATTGATTAATTGTGTTGCGGGTTTGGTTATGATCATCGCTAATTCTCTGGTTCATTTTCCAGATAGGCAAATCCAGACGGTTCTAATCCTAGTCGCATTTGTAGCTTATTGTATTTTTATGATAAAGGAGAGAAACCATGGCTGCCAATAAATTAGTCATCGCTAATATGGCTCTGCAAAAGATGGGCGCCCGCCCGATAACCTCTTTTACTCAAGAGGGATCCCAAGAAGCCGTCGCAATCAATGCGGTCTACGACGAAATTTTAAAAGAAGTCTTATCTGAACATCCGTGGACGTTTGCGCAAAAGAGACTGGCTTTAACTGCTGTTGTTCCGGACGACGTAACGCGCACAATTAATCAAAGAATTTATGCACCTGCATCAATCACCGCGGCGACCGCCGATGAGCCAGTTGTTATAACATCCGCTGATCATGGCTTGGCCAACGGAGACAGAATAAAAATCGTTGGGGTATCTGGGATGACACAGCTTAACGATAATTTCTATGTGATTACAAACGCCACGCGCACAACCTTTGCAATTGTTAATCAAGACACGGGTGTCGATATTGATGGGGATGCTTACACGGCTTATACAGCAGGCGGACAGATTTACTTGGCGAATGACACAACGCCTATTCTAATCACCGCGGCGACCGCGGCTGATCCGGTCGTTATTACTTCGGTGGCTCACGGATTTATTGACGGCGAATGGGTTTATATTCAAGGCGTACTTGGAATGACCCAACTTAATGGGAATTTCTATATCGTTGACGACGCCACAGCAAACACGTTTTCTTTAGATACAACCGCCGCGGTTAATGTAAACGGTTTGGCTTATGGGGTTTACACTTCCGGAGGCCAAATTCTAGAGGCAGAAAAATTGGCAACGACAGACTCGGGGGCTGTGGTTGTTTATCAAAAGCCGGCTGACTTTATTAAGCCAATCGCTCAAAGCAATAGTTATGGTGGGTTGCTCCAAATCGAAGACGATAAAATAATTGCTGACTCGAAAGATCTCAAATTAAGATACACCGCACTTGTCACCGACACGACAAAATATTTTCCTAAGTTTACTCAAGCGCTATCTACACGGCTCGCGGCAGAGATCGCATTTGCTATCACCAACTCGACGACAAAGTCAGAGCAGTTGATGCGGATGTATCTAGACGTGGTTTTACCTTCTGCTGTTTCTGTTGATTCGACGCAGGGAACACCGGACCAGCCGATCCAAGATCAATGGGAAACGGAAATGATGACCGGCGAGAAATATGTGACCAACCCTCAGACATGGCATCCACTTTAAAATATGTTGAAAATTATTATTTTCTTAATCCTATTTTTTCAATACAGCGATTGCTTTGCAGGGTCTAAATATAATTCTACGACCGGAACGCGCGACTTCTGCATTACCCTAGAAGATCAAGCGAGATCAGTTTCTAATCAAAAATGTGTCGATGTTCGCGTTCCCACAGGGCAACTAACAGATTATGGAAGTTACTTTCTTTTAAGCGCCGGCCTAGCTAACGGCGGGGCGACATCAATGACTTCCGGACAGACTGCTGTTTCAGGAAGCTACGCTTTTGTGCGAAAGTCTATTTCCGGAGATCCTTCTTTAGCAAACGGAACCCTTACGGATGCAATCCTTGGCAAGGTCATCACTATAACAATCACAGAGGTTTGGTCGGGTGGGACATTTACTTTGACGCCCACAACAAAGCTCGGATTTAGTTCTGTCGTGTTTGATGCTGTCGGCGACTCAGTGACCATGGTGTTTTTAGATGCCACAAACGGATATATTATTATTTCATCCAACAACGTTACAATAATAACTTAAAACTATGGGAATGAAACCAGACCAGATCATTAATAATTTCACCAATGGCGAGATAAGTCCGCGGGCAACTGGGCGTTTTGATATTTCTAAATACTCGAACTCATCGGAGACATTGGAGAATTTTATTATCTATCAGCTAGGTGGCGTGCTCTTTCGTCCAGGCACGAGATACGTTGCCGATACCAAGACAAGCTCGATCCGATCACGTCTTCTTAAGTTTCAGTATTCAACAGAGCAAAATTATATTATTGAGGCTGGTCATCTTTATTTTAGATTTTACACCGACGGAGGACGACTAGAGGCGGTTAATCCAAACATAAAACTACAGACTCATTTTGACGGTGTCGATGCCGCAACAACTTTCCCGGATTCTTCCGGGTCAGCTCATGGAAACGGGGTTGCATCCGGCAATGTTCAGATAGACACCGCGCAGTCAAAGTTTGGCGGCGCTTCTGCTATGTTCGACGGCACCGGCGATCGTATTTCTTACGCAGATTCTCCGGATTGGGATTTCGGCTCAAGTGATTTTATAATTAGTGCTTGGGTAAGGCTTAACAACACATCTGGAAACAATATGATCTTGGGAAGAGTAACTGGCGGAACCAGCTATCTTTATTTCGGATTTGAGGGTACGTCACTTCGCTTTAGAGACTTTTCTTCCGGGAACGTGGTTGATATGTCGGTTAGCGTAACCATAGCAATTAATACTTGGTATCACGTGGCTGTTAGTCGCAACGGAAGCAATTTTAGATTATTCTTAGACGGTGTTCAGCAGGGGGCAACCGTTGTTGATGCCGATCCGTTGACTGCTAGAGCTGTTGCTCTCGACATTGGCGCTATGACCGCCAACGCAGCATATGTAATGAATGGCTGGATTGACGAGCTCCAAATTGTGGTCGGAGAATCAATAATTGCTAACTTTACCCCAGAGACATCTGCATTTCCCGATCTTTCCCCGATAGAATTAGCCACCCCTTTTGCTAACACGTATTTAAACAATATCAGAACCACCCAAAATGCTGACACCATGTATCTGACAACTGGACAATACACCGTGCGTAAGTTGCAGAGAACAAATGCCACTACCTTCACGCAGGCTGAGGTCAACTTTAAAGGCGGGCCATTCCTCGATGATAATATTGGGGCAACCACGATCACGCCATCAAGTGCAACAGGGACAACAGTCTTAACGGCATCTACTGCAATTTTTCAGGCAGGGCATGTCAATTCTCTTTGGAAAGTTAATACCGGGATTGTCCGAATCACAGTCTTTACGAGTACCACCCAAGTAACCGGAACGGTGGAAACAGACGAGGACGGGGTTGCCGGAACGATAGGTGGAACAAGCGCATATTTTTTATGGGCGGAAGGCTCGTGGAGCGCAGTGCGTGGGTATCCTAAGCATTGCACATTCCACGAAGGAAGGCTGTATTTTGCAAATACGTCATACCAGCCAGGAGGGGTTTGGGGAAGCGTCCCGTACGCCTATGAGCTATTTAAAGAAGGGGCTACCGACGATGACGCCATCGACGAAGAGTTAAACGCGGACACCGTTGTTTCCATTCGGTGGATGTCCTCTAGTCCTAAAGGTTTACAGCTTGGAACGACCGGTGGCGTGTTTGTTATGGGTTCCGGAAACCAAGGATTGCCAATAACACCAGACAATGTCAATGCTCCACGTGAAACATTTGTCGGGACTGCCGATATCCAGGCAAAACGCATGCTTAATTACACATATTATGTAAAAAACGACTTACAGAGATTTCTTGAGTCAGGCTATCAGTTTGACGTGGACGCCGTTGACGCCGTTGACACAACACTTATGGCCGACCATATTCTAAATGCGCCAATTCCAACAAATATACCCGGTAGAGGAAGCCACGAATTGGGTGGAGCTTACGATCTTGACAGCCAGCAATCGCCAAATGACCGCATCTGGATCGTTCGCAGTGATGGCCAGATTGCTGTTTTAACAAGAAACGTTCGTCAAGAAGTCAATGGGTGGTTTAGGATAGTAGCCGGAGCAACGGTATCGTGCGACGGAGCCAGCGGAACAGGTAGTTTTGAGAGCATTGCTATTATTCAGCAGGAGGGTGCCGCTGACCAAATCTGGGTCATTGTTAATCGCAGAATCGGATCGGCCACTAAAAGATTCGTCGAATACTTTACCGATGAGAATTTTAAATACGAATGGGATCCCGTTCGTGTTGATTGTAGCCTTACATTGGACAATCCTATCACCATTACGGGCATCTCTTTGTCGAGTCCCGTAGTAATAACGGCCGCCGGACATGGCTTAGCCGACGGAGACAAGGTAAGAATTGACACCGTTGTTGGGACGCACCAGCTTAATGGTAACGAATACAATGTTTTAGTTTTATCTTCCAGTACATTTTCTTTGTACGAAGATTAAGAGGAAAATATGCCATACACAGGAACGTCTCTATATTTGCATTTCGATGGAGAGGATAATCAGACAACAACCGTTGACAGTTCCAGCTCAGGACACACCGTTGTGCGCACGGGGCTATCCGTTTTAGACACCGCGGAAAAAACAATAGGAACATCATCGGCATATTTCCCGGCATATGTCGCTTCGTCCAACTATTGGGCAATAAATACTCTGGAGTTATTCGGTGTTACTTCACTGACCATACAATTTGACGTTAAGTTTGAAACTTCTAACGGAGGTCAAAATTATTTCTATTACGAGAATCAAAACGCATTTGCTTTCATCGCTCTTTATTATGATTACGCTGATAGTCTATGGCACTGGCGACACACAAACGGCCCGGTACACTTAACATTCGGGGCTTGGTCACCATCATTGGGAACGTGGTATAGGGTTCGCCTAGAGTGGACTGGAGCTGCATATACGTTAAAGATTGATGGAACGTCCCTTGGATCCGCCCAGAATAATGCTTTAGCATTTCCCAACTTGTCATCAGGGATAATCATTAATGACAACCAAGACCAAGCGACAAGATATTTTCAAGGATGGATAGACGAATATATTATCTTCCCGGGAATATTGGCAGAATCCCCAGACGTACCCGGAACACCAGTTGACGGCGCAACATTTTGTACTTATGTTTCTCAAGGCACGGTAAGAAAAATGGTAACGAATGTTACAGGATTGGATCACTTGGAGGGCGAGCGAGTTTCCGTTCAGGCCGATGGAATACCAGAAGATTCCCAAACATATACTGTGGTTAGTGGTCAGCTTAATAATGCTCTTCCGGAAAAAGCAGCTGTTATTCATGTGGGGTTACCTTACACCGGAACAATAAAGCTTCTTAAGGCAAGCGACGGGAACCCAGCCGGCACAGGTCAAATGAAGATGAGAAGGTTGTTTTTAGCGGGCATCCGAGTTTTTAGAAGCCTTGGGTTTAAAATTGGGTTAGATATTGATCACTTGAGTCCCGTCATTTTAGGAAAGCCTACTCTCCCTCTTACCACGGGCGACCTAGATAAGATTCCAAACACGACTTGGACTAAAGCCGGCCAA